ACCATTAGCTAAGGTACTATAAGTCTGTAGTGCAGTTATATTACCATTAGCTAAGGTACTATAAGTCTGTAGTGCAGTTATATTACCATTAGCTAAGGTACTATACGTCTGTAAAGCAATTATGTTACCATTAGCAAGAGTAGAATAAGTTTGCAAAGCAATAGTATTACCATTAGCTAGTGTTGAATAAGTCTGTAGTGCAGTTATATTATCATTAGCTAGTGTTGAATAAGTCTGTAAAGCAATTATGTTACCATTAGCTAAGGTACTATACGTCTGTAAAGCAATTATGTTACCATTAGCAAGAGTAGAATAAGTTTGCAGAGCAATAGTATTACCACTTGCGGTATTTGCTCTGTTAAATGCAGCTTGGGTAAATGTGTTAACGGCAGTAACGTTTGCATTTAAGGTTAATACTTGTGACTGTAAAGCAATTATGTTATTACTTGCGTTATTTGCTTGATCGAATGCTGCTTGTGCGTAGGACGCAGGCATTGATGCAGTATTCATTGAAGTTCCATCAGTAAAATATAGCTGATGGTTATTCTGTAGCTTTAATCCTTGATAATCTATTTTGTAAGCAACGTTCTGAGAATTTGGACCACCTGATATAAATTTAACTTCTGTATTTGCCGTAGTTGTACCAATAGTTAAGTTACCACCAAGTGATCCACTTGCACCACCTTGAACGTACAGATAACCATCTAGTGGAAAAATTGATGTGCCTAAGCTATTATATTCAGTTCCAGGTTGAAAGTTTTTATTTGCTAATCCTAAATCAATAAAATATGTTGTATCTGTTCCTGTATTTGCAGTAACTACAACGTCAGCAGTACCACCATCATTCAAATTAACCAAATTAGTTTGAATATATGCTTCTCCGCTTAAAGAAAATTGTGCAATCGTATTTGGTAAAGTAATATTATTATTACCAACATTAAGCGGATTAAACGAATATAGTTTTTGCGCTAATTGAGTTGCTGTAAATTTTCCAGTAACATCAGATCCTACATCAACACCTAAAAGTATACTGTTTGATGTGTTTGAACTTAATGTTATTAAAGGTAATTGCGATATTTTTACTGTTGACATTTTTTATCCTAATAAGATAGTTATATCATCTTCTGTTGTGATTGTTTGTCCAGATTCTGTTATTAGTTCTGGGAAATATTGAGTTCCTACTGGACCATAGATAATAATTTGATTCTGATTATCTAGTGTTCCTCCTGCGGAGAATGTTCTCGAAACGCTCAGATTTGCACCAGCTGGAGCACTAACAGCAGCAGAAACAATAATGTATTTTCCATTATAATCAACTGATGTTACTGTTCTTATCGCACCATTAACTCTTACTTGATCTCCGGCGTAAACAATATCTACCAGTGGACGAGCAGGATCACTATAAACACCATTATTGATGACGTTATACGTTCCTGTCAATGATTCTATATTTATAGTGGTGCATGAAGAAACCGCAGATACATTTGCAACATTTGGGAATGTCAACCAAGTATTGGCTGCTATAGTAATCGAATTTGTCGATGGTCTGATAGATGTTATCTCAGAATGAATTGCTGGTCCGTTTGTTGGAGACAGTGAAATGGTACTATTTGCATATATAATATTGGCAATATTAACGCCTGTACCCAAATTATAAAAAGTAATTGTATTACTACTTAAATTATTAAAATCTGTTCTAACAACCGCATTTGCTGCTGCTGTTTGGGTGTAATAATATAAAGTTTTTCCCTGAGATGCTGCTTCTGTTATATGATAATTTACACTATTACTTGATCTTAAAGCATATCTGCCTATTAATTTTGTTCCTGATGGGTGCAATAAGTTTAATAAAATATCTCTGTATTTTGCAATTTCTTTTTCTACAGTAATTTGATAAGTGAAGTCGTTATAGTTTTCATTTTGTAGAACACTAAATGAACTAGGTTGTCCTCTACTATTTAAGTATTGACCTTGACTGAATGATAATCCATTTAAGAATGATACCGTTCCTTTAGCCGTACCATCGCCATATGTTTTTACACCATCAGTAAATTGTGGACTTTGTATGTAAAAATAATTATTTGCATAATTTTCATTATCAATATCAATTACCATATCTACATCTGGTATTTTTAATTGTTTTGTGCTGTCTGGTTTAGAATCATAGTTAAAGACTCTTAACCTATATTTTGATAATTTTGCATTTAAATTTGGTTCTAATAGAGCAAATGAATCCACAACTGCTCTGTATGTCGAAAAACTTAAATTTGCACCTTGAAATATTGTGTTTCCTGTTTGTGACAATAGAGTAATATCAAGATTTGAAACTACTATGTCTTGAACTTTTATAGATACTGAAGGAGCTGAAACATAATCTTCTCCAAAATTAGTGGTCGTAATTCTTGTGATAGATCCAATTCTATCTGTCTCTGTGCTAAAAGTAGCACCGCTACCCAAGATGCCATCTACATAAATTTCAGCATTAGATCCTGTTGATGAAGAAACTGTTACTGTAGGTAGTCCGCCACCTGGAGTATATCCCATACCTCCTGGTGGATAATCTTTGTTACGTAAAACGTAAGATATTTGTGTTATTTTTCCATTTCCAGAAACGGCTGTGACATTTGCGGCTGCACCATACCCTAAACCACCAGAAAATACGATAGTATTATTGACTGCATATCCTGTTCCACCATTTCGTATTTGTATAGGTGCTAATATTCCTAAAGATCGTAAATTACCATAAAAATCAGGAACATCTGTAGGATAAGATGAAATCGCTTCTATAGTAATAGGGCTATCTGCACTAATTCCACCACCACCATTTTTAACACTAATAGCACTTATTGGAAAAGCAAAAAATGAAGCAGTATTAGTAAATGCATCAATTAATTTTGTATTTGCATTTGCTGTTGTTCCTGGAGAAATAAATGAATATTGTGTATTTCCTATAGGAACAAATTGTGCCCTTGAAATACTGTAAGGAATGATTAAACTAACATTTGCTACTGAATTTGCTGCACTATCAAAATTCCCAACTTCTGCAATAGCACCTCCTGCATTAGTTATTTGAATAATGGTATTTCCACCTGGAGGTGCAGCATACCCATATCCACTAGTAACAACACCGATACGTTGTATTGAACCTTTTGTTGTTTCACCTACTATACCAGAACCACCTATTCCTGTATTTGATGCTAGTCCACCATAGATAACAACAGGATCGCCTGGTGCATAAAGTTGACCTCTATTATTAGGATCAATTCTTATCTGATTGATCTGTCCTAAAATTTTTACTCGAATTGGTATACCATCAAATAAAACTAATTGATTATTTGTATCAACAATATTTACAAACTCACCAGATTGAAATAGCCTAGTTATATCGGAAATATAAATTTCTGATCTTGTGTTTGCTATAACTACATTTTCAATTGTAGCTATTGTTTTTGATGTTTCGCCAATGACTCTTAAATTTTTTGTTTTTAATAGATTTGGGTCTATAGATGCAACACGAATACTTTTTGCAACATACCAAATACCATCAGAAGCTCTTAATACAACATCTTTTGTGTCAAAATAATCAAAATCGGAATCATATAATAATTTAAAAAGAAAGCTATACGATGCTGGTGTTCCTTTAGACGAATATAGTTGTCGAGCAATTTTAACTGCTCTTTTTTTATTCACTAGTGCATCTTCTGGAAAGTAAGGAAGAAACTCGTTAACAAAATAATCTATAAATTCATTTGTAGTTTCATCAATATCATGATATGATAGTAAATTTTTTGAACGATCTGTAACTTTTCCAGTTTGTTCCATCCACTCATAATATGCGGTTAAAAACTCAACAAAATTAGAGTAATCAGGATTATCCCTAATAAACTCTGGGAGCTGTGATGGTATTAATATCGAGGTTTTTTTATCTGTCGCCATTATGATTACTTAGCGGTTAAATTTACAGTTATTGAATTTGGATCAAAATAATCTACTGTTATAATCCTATTGTACGAAGATGATATGATTGTCGAAACAGGAATAGAACTAATAACTAGTTCACCTAAAGGATTATTTACTGCGGTTGGATTAAAAAAAACAAAATCAATTACTCCTGTTTTATAATCAATAGTTCCTACTGGGCCCAATATAATCTTAACACCTTTTGCGTTATAATAATATGTTTGCAACGTGCCATATTTTCCTTCAATGTTAGCTACTGCAACACCTAAAGTTCCAGTAGTATCTTTAGATTGTGCGGTAATCGCTACAGTTGCACTTGTGTAGTCACTTCCTTTATCTGTAACAGTAATTGTTTTTAATGTTCCATTGCTATTGATTGTGGCAATTGCTTTTGCACCTGAACCATCTCCTGTAATGGTAACGTTAGGAGCAACCTGATACTTAATACCAGGATTTAATATTGAAATAGACTCAACACCACCGGTTGCTGATGGTAGTTCTTCAATATACACATTTTGCAATATATTTGCTGGATTTTCTGGATCAGGAAAACTCATTGCAGGATAACTTGTAACACCACTTTGGAACATTCCTTTTTGCAATTCAGCACCAAAATACAATTGATAATCAGAAGAAACACCAAATTTTGGATAAAATTTCTTTTGAAGTTGAATAGATAATTCACTCGTAATTATAGAAGCATCAGATGCTTTTATAGAATCATTGATATCAGTAGCTAAAAATGTCGAATTAAATGTATTTAAAGACGAATTTGTTACGTTTGTTATTGCCGTTTTTACTTTTTCTTGGACTTGAGATGCTGTTGCTTGTGTTTTATTTGGATCATATAATGCATTTGCTGTTATTTTTATGAATGTGTAATCAGGATCTACAAGATTTGGTTCTACCGTCATCACAGAAATTGGTTTAATAACATCTTCAATAATTTTTTGTTTCTGTGCATTAGTAAAATTATATGCGCCTGCTGGTTTTACACTCACAAATACTTGTCCATATACTGGAGGATCATTTTCTTGTCCACCCCAAACATTTACAGCATCAAAAGAATACCCAAGTTTATTCTGCTGTATCAGAGTAATATAGTCATTTTTTGAGACAGCACGGTTTTGTGCAGAATATGATTTTGGTGCTTGATATTTTATAGAAGCAATTGATTCTTTTTCTGATCCATATGTTGCAGAAGTTACAGGATTTATTGTTGTATTTGAGAATCCAGACAAAGCATCTAAAAGAACAAAACTGTTTGCTCCACCTGCTAAAGTACCATTTGTTGATAAAAATGAAACACGAACAATATTATCATCATTTAATTTTTTGCCTATAATGTTATCACCAAAATAGATTTCATAAAAACCATTAATGCCTTCTTGCAAGAAATAAACTAAATCATTACCACCAACTTTAGATAAATATTCGCTGGCTAAAACATAAACTTGAGTTACTGAATTTGTTCCAGATTCTTGCACGGATACTTGAAGTGTATTTGTGTCCATTCCATCATCAGGAATTTCAAATAATAATGATGGATTTGCTGTCGTATCTACAACAAATGAATAATTTACTGGAGTTCCTTGTTTAATATCAATTTTATTAAAATTTGCTTCTCCATTTACAACAGGAACAGTATAATCATCATCTGTAACAAATATGTAATTTATACCATCAACAGATTCCGATATAAATTTTGTATTTTTAGGTAACGTCAATAAACTTGTAGCTACTTGATATGCTGTAACATTGATAGTTGCTTGTGGACATATAGCAGATTTTGGAACATAATTTAATAATTTTGCTTGAGACACAACAGAACTTCTTTGCAATGCGGTATCTAAGAACATTTCATTACCAACCATGTTCAAATAATATCCATTGTATTGAGTATTGTATGCAAGAATATCCAACAAAATGGATAATGATGATCCTGAAAAATTATAATCTTTAAATGTATCTTGACTTTTTAGATATTGAATTAAACTTGTTTTAATATCTGAAAAATCTAAATCTGTAAATTGAATGCTTGAGTTGGCTGTTGCCATTATCTTGACCTCTCAAGAAGTAAATTGATAGATGATGGTGATGTATTGTTCCCAACGAAAAACTGCAATTCAACAAAAAATGAGTTTTGGTCATCTAAAGACAAAACATTAACATCAATTAGCCTAACTCTTGGCTCATAGTTATCTATGGTATTACGTATTTCTGTTTCTAATGCTGATGCAGTAATCGCTGTAGATGGTTCGAATAGAAATGCATTAATATTTGAGCCTAAGTCTGGCTGAAACGGTCTTTCATAAAAATTAGTTAAAAGCAGATTTCTAACAGAACGAATGACAGCATTTTCGTCGTAACTCATAGATATATCTTTAGTTACTGGATTAGCCTTAAACGTTAGGTCTAAATCTGAATAAATTTTTTGTAGTGTAGGCATCTTTTATTTATGACTGTTATTGTGGCGCACCTGTACTTCCACCTTGCGGATCAGGATGTGTATGATTGACTAAGCTGATTCCGCTACCCACAACATCTCCACCATAGTTTCCATAACCAGTAATCTCAACATTTCTGTGTCCAATAAAATCAAGTTCTGCCTGAATATTCTTATTTGAAGAAATATTTCCTTGATTTATTATATTTCCAGTTGATGCAAAGTCTCCTACCTGATTGATAGGTCCAACAAAATTAAACGAATCTGCCATGGCAGAAAATGTACCATCAACTTTCATTGTGAAATTGCCTTTTACCTCAAGTTCTACTTCTCCATCTACCTGTGCTTTTACATTGCCTTTAATGTAAAGTTTTAAATTTCCTTGAGTTGATTTCTGTTCATTTCCCATCACATAAACTTGATTGTCTTTAACAATAATCTGAACATTATCATTAACAATCTTTTCTACTTTAGAACCATCAGGATGAATTTCGGAAAACGTACCTGTTCTATGTGTAATAGCTAAACGTTCAGCACCTGGAGTGTCATCCATTTCAATTGAATGACCAGATTCCGATGCCATTGCTTGATTATATGGATATTTGGAATCATACGGTGTTTTTGGTTCTTGAAACGCATTATTTGTATTTACAACAGCTTCTATCTGGTCTGCTCTTTTATTATAAGTGCCTTTATTTTTGTTTATTTCAGCCAAAGCATCTGTTTGGTTTAACGACTGATCTAATGCATTTTGTAATTCATTTTCCGAAGCCATTTTTATATTCCTTTTGTATAAATTTCTTGATATTTTGTATTATATAAATTTTGCAAATTTGATCCTGGTTTTAAAAATGCATCTGCTTTGTTAGCTAACTCAGTTGCTGGAGCAATATCTTTATTTGCTGCAATTAAAGCACTTTTAAGTTGCGAAATTTTAGATGCAATACGACCCGAAGCACCAACAACATACGAATTAAATGCGTTTAAATCTGAAATTGTTTTTGCATTATTTAATAAAGAATATAAATTAGATTCAATTTTATCTATATACTCGCTAGTCAAGGTAATTGTATTTTCTACAGAATTATTTAATGTACTTCCTACTTTATCTAATGGCACTTCATTAGGTATAGGATTTGGTGCATAGGTATTAACTGAATTACCAGGTGCGACTGCCCCTAGATTGGCTTTAGGATATGTTGATGCTGGTGCCGTATCTGGTGGCGCAGGATATCCTATAGCGGCTAAGCTAGGTAATCCTCTACGCAATCTTTCTCTGTTTGTTCTATTCCAAATAATACTATCAGTACCAGTGTATGTTAATTTATCATCTGGTGTGTTCTTATATAAACTTACTTCAAATGATGCCGCAGAAGCATTTAAACTTGACGCACTACCTGTTTCTACAATGACTGGTGTCTTAGTAGAGATATTACCTGGAGATAGTCCAGAAAGTTTAGCTGAAAGTTCATTTGCTATATTACCTGCACCACTTTTTAATGAATCTAATGTTGTGTTTAACGATGCAGTTGCTTTATTTTGTGCTTCAGTTGCTTTTGTAGTAGCATCAGCTATCTGTTTATCTACATTAGTCTGTGCTAGTTGTTGTTTAGCTTTTTCAATTGCAGCCTGTGCTTTAGGATCATTTCCTACTAATTGAGATGCTAAATTTGATGCTCCTCCTAATAACGAGGATAAAGAACTGCTTGACATTTTTAATGAACCTGCAAGACTATCTGCGGTAGGCACCAAAGATTTTAGATTAGGAGTAGTTCCTTGAATTGCAGCAGCAGCACCTTGAGCAGCACCGGCAAGTTCTGTACTTAAAGTTTTTGCATCAGGTCCAGGTATGCCGGCAGTTGCATCTAAATATCTTTGTGCAATTGATGGTGGTGGATTCTTTAAGTCGTTTATTGCTAATAAATTTGTATTGGGATAACCAGCTGTTGTTGGATATCTCTGTGCTGGTTGATTTGTTGTTGTTGCTCCACTACCGTCACTTAAAACTTCATTTGTCTTTGGTAAGTTGGGAGCCGATGCTAATTCTGCACTTGATCTTGGATCAGTAAATCCATTTTGCGGATTATTAACATATGGTGTAGGTATACCAGGAAGAACACCAAAATAAACAGGTGCTTGTCCTAGAGGACCATCAAAGAAAAATCCAACAACCCAATCACCTTCAACTGGTGTTGTAAATGTTTTTGAATTATTTACAGGTAAAATAGGTTGTGCCCATGGTAAATCTGCTGTTGGTATTAGATTTTTATCTTCTGTATGCCAACCAAAGATTCTTATCTGACAACGACCTATATTTAATGGGTCTTTTCTACTTTCAACAACACCTATCCACCAAACAAACCCATTCAATCCAGTAAAAACATTTGACTCATTCATTATTTCTTCACTCCAGCTACAGTATTTTTCCAAAGAGGAATATCGTTATTTACATCTCTGTATGGTTCAGGTAAACTATCTTTAACCGCTTCGATAATTGTATTGTATCCTGCTGTTTGAATAATATGTCTTACCGCAGTTACTAAGTATTTTCCAGAATAGTAAGCATCTAATTGTTTATCTTCTGTTGGATCAGCAGGACTTTGAGAAAGAAGATTAAAATTAATAGTTCTTCCTACAGAAATATTTGGATCTCCAGCAACATACAGTTTTATTCTAGAATAGTTTGCTAAATTGATTTGAGATTTTCTTAAAGAAAAAAAAGTTTCTGAGAAAATATCTTTTGTTACTGATCCTGGTCTAGCTTTGATGTAGTCTATTTTTTCCCAACTACTGTTTGTTCCTGCTAATTTAAGACATCCTTGTGGCGTTTCATATAAAGCATCACCAAATCTGTTTTTTAAATTATTGACAATTGGATTTTTATTTAAAGTTTTTGCTTTATCCTGATATTTCATATAATTAAAGTCTGTTGTTTGATATCTTCGTAATAAAGGATCAATAGTAATTAATCGATTTGCAAAAGTACCAGACGATATTCCTTCCACTACATTAAACGCTTTTAATATTTCATATCCTAAAACATTAAAAACACCTTTTGCGATATTACCATCATAGTATTTCATATTGATGTTTTTAGGACGATACTCATATGTGTAATATGGACTTTTTTGAAACAGAGTTTGTAATGAC